AACAATATCATCGCCTACTGCAACTAGAAAATCTGGAGTAAAATCTCTATATAATGCATTGCATCCATATGTTTGTAATCTATTTGTACCAAATAAACCGCCTTTGTGGTTAGCAATATTTTCTAAGTTAAACTGTAAACGACTTTCACCATTGCCGATTGCCAATGCTTGTGTAGTAGTGTATGTATTAAAAACTTGATTAGGAACCATTTCTGTTTTAGGATTCCATTCTCCGTTTTGATATGTTAACTGTGTGATGATATTTTCGCCTGCATATGAACTGCGATAAAGTTGTTTTATTTTTTGCATTATATCACCATATAAGTTTTTTGTACCCGAACGTTAGTATTTGCATTTACCGCTACAAAGTTTAACTGAACTGAGCTACCTGATATTGTTGTTGTTACTGTTCCCAAGTTGGCACCAGTTCTAACTACACCATAAGTTGCCAAAGTTGGAGTAGTACCGTCTTGTACTAAAATTACTTCCATTGTTTGATATGATCCGCCAATACTTGCTTGAATCAAATATTTGGCACTACGATATGTCGTTGAAACAAAAGCATCAATTAATGTTGCTAAACCTGCTGTAGCTACTGCCACATTTGAACGATTGGCAATTGTCGCATTTGAAACTACTAGGTTACTTAAAATATTAACGTTGCTTGAACTAGCATACATTACTTGTGTGCTTGCACCAGAGTCGCCTGCGTAAAAACGTAATACGTCATCGGCGGCGCCTGCATAAGCTTCTGCTGTAATATATGCATACTTGTCTACAGATGTAACACCACCCAAACTTGACCAGGCATTACCAGCGCCATAACCTTCGTACTGGCTTGTGGTTGTGTTATAACGAACCATACCAAGTCGAGGTGTACTAATAATACTTGCATTACCACCTGGACGCTGATATGTATTACCAGCCGGTAGTGGAACAAACTGTAAGTCTAAGTTTAATGTAGTGATGCCATTTAAAACACCAGCACTATTACCGCCCAATGATACAGTAGTATTACCATAAGTAACAGCACCTGCGGACCAAGTTGGAGCATATCCTGCACCTTGGGATTTTAAGAACGTACCAGGATCACCAGCTGTAATAAATGTTGTTAGGCCAACGTCCTGCTGAATCATCAACTGTCCGGCTGAGCCGCCAGCAATGTTTTGCGCCGTGGTTGCTGTACCAGCAGTACCAACTGTTAATGTACTGGCACTGACCCAACTTGGTGCACCGGTACCGCCTGATGTTAAAATTTGTCCAGATGTGCCAGGCAAACTCAAACCCATGCCACTAGATGTAGAGTAAGGAACTGCACCGGCTGCCGCTGTTAATGCACTACCAGTACCGCCATAACCTAACGGGATAGCGCCACCGTTCCAGACAGAACCTGTACTAAATGTTTTATTCAATACTGTTTGTGTAGCACCGGTAGTTAATACTGTTGCGCCACCACCTGCTGTAGTACCATCATGTAGACGTAGAGTTTTATTATCAGTATCGTAGGTAATCTCGCCAATAGCACCTGTAAAAGCGTTATTTTGCGTTGCTGTTCCTCGTCTAAACTGTACTTGTGATGACATATTATTCTCTCTATTCTATATTTATTACGCTTGCGCTTCTGTCCAGAACAGGTTAATAATTGGATTAGCCGCTGTTGTTGAACTATTATTTTTAACGATTACCGCTAGTACGTCCGGGCCATCCGGGAAGTTACTAAATCCACCGATTGCACCATTACCAATCTCTTTTAAGTTGTTCAAGTCAATCGATGCAAAACCACCCGGTTGTCCCAATGTACCAAAAATCTGTTCTCCGGGCTGTGCTGTAGTAGACGTACTTGTTGATATTTGTGCAAAACTTGGTTGCGATCCTAGGCCTACAGTATTAACGTTGGTCCATGTTAGTGTACTTGCATCAATGTTACTAGGATTTAAAATACCCTGTACAGTAACCGACTGGTCAGACTGAATCTGTAAACTTGTTAACAATAACTGGGCGCGGTTAATCAAATCTCTATCACCAAACTGTCCAGCAATTGAGTTACTTACACTAGGAGCTAAACGTAAGAAGAACGCTGTTACTGTATTACCTGCTGGTAGATTTGCAACTGAGGATTGGTAGTTAAAGTAGTAGCCGCGGTCTGAATCAAACTTACCGTCCATAATATAACTGGAGCCCCAGTGGTTAACGACCGGGCTGGTGGTACAGCTTACTAGAGTCACTGCATTAAATCCATTGCCTACATAGTGTGCGGCTGCTGACCCTGCGGTAAATGTTCTTGTGCTACCACCAATGAAGTATGTTAGGCCAGCACTACGAGTACAATTCAATAAAGTATTGCTTGTTAAACTAGTTGCTGTATAGGCAATAAGTTCGTTGTCAATATATACTACACCGCCAGTATTTGGAAAACGACTTACGTCAACAACCGATATTGTAGTATCACCAACAGCAACGTTGGCTGCTAGTCGATCAATAACACTTTGATTAATAGCTTGATAACGTGCAACCATGTTACCAGAACGCATATACGCATTATCATTAATGTTGTTCATTGGCATACGATGTACAAGTATCATATTACCATCACCACCGCGACACATAAAGTCAATAAAGCCAGCACCATACCACGACCAACTGATACCCATCATCTGCATCTTGTTGATATTTAAGTTGTAGCCGCTAATACCTGTACCATCAATACGGTCAATATTAAACTGTTTTTGTGGAATACGATAGTCAATAGTCAAACTCATCTTAATAAGACTTGATGCATTAACTCCACGATACGGCGGGTTAACTGTCATTGATGTGTCACTTGCAATAGCATTGATCTTGTATGTTTGACCACGAATGATCACATTGTCGCCAACTTTTAATTGTTGGGTGAAACGTGTACTTGTTCCTGTTACCGTTTGACTACCCGGAGTAACACTAACGAATCCCGAAGTTTGGAAAGTACTTGCACGTTTTACTACAGCAAGCTCCTGCCCATCAAACTCCCAGAACAGGCCGTTTTGTTCATCAAATGTTCCACAGCGTGTAGTAGCGCCGTGCCACTTGATCACAGTGACACGTGGTAAGTTTGTGAGTACTGCTGTTGCTGAACCTAATATATTAGTAGCTAAAACGGTAAATGTATTTTCGTTTACAATGCTGGCAACACCATATGTTCCGTTGTAGCCGGCGGTGGTAACACCAGCAATAACAATTGTAGCACCTGCTTGTAAACCATGGTCAACTTCTGTTACTACAGTAATAGTAGATCCAACTGCGGTAGCTGTTGAACTAATTTGGTCTAGGTTAAGAACTGGGTTAAACAATACACCCGATGTCCATAGGATACCTTTACCGGACTGGTAACGCATATATTTTTTAGTCTGACGACTAATACTTGCACCATGTGAAGAATTAAATGTACCCAAGTTAACGCCACCGTCAAACGGTCTGTGCTGTACATACGCATCTGATCGAACGTGTACGTTTGCAGAAATTGCAGAGTTAGAAACTGCGCCACCTACCTGTGCTGTAAATGTAAACTGTGTTGGACTAGTAACCGATTCGGCATAAAAGTTACCGCCAACTAAGTTATGGTTTGTACCAGCAGAGTTTACAGTACTAATCAATGGAGTTCCAGGAAGCATACCATGATTAGCATTACAGATAACTGTAATCTTACTTGGATTACCACCATCGCTGTAAATGTTAGCAGTAGGAATCAAAGATCCTGCATAGAATCCGCCTTTACGTGCATATGAGCTACCTTGGTAAACACTTAGTCCTGCTGTTCCTACAATACCTTTAGCATAATAAGTGAATGTAGTTGAAGTAACAGTTTGTACAACAAACGAACCTTCAGCACGTGCATAGTTACTGGCGTTAGCAAGACCAAACACAATAACTGGACTACCAACCGATAGTCCGTGTGCTTGACTACAGGTAACTGTCATAATACTTGGGTTACCGCCATCTGACACAATGTTTGTCATAAACAGGTCAAGACCTGGCTTTTCAAAAATAGCCGGTAAGTTTCTGATGTCAGAATAGTTTAGCCATTTAGTCGGTTGTAATCCGTATTCAAAGTCAGCGTCAATCAATGACTGCGGTTCTGCTACACGCTGACGTTCAATCGCATCGACACCAAATGCATAAGGACGGACAATATTACCTTGTTGTTTTGGAGCATCTGTGTAAACTGCAATCTTATCTGAGCTTAGATAGCTACTAGTATCTGCGGCAAAGGTGATTAATGTGGTTCCTACTTGCTCCGAGGTAGTTGCTGGCATAGAATAGCCATATCCACTGGGCTGTGGAGCAAACGTTGTGTCGCTAGGATAGTAAACAGCCGTGCCATTTTTTGTAGGATCTCCGATGGCATACATATTAACTTGATTGGTTTTATTTGCAATAATCAAAACCTGTGTTAAATCTACTTTGCCAGGGATTAACAATGTACCTGCGCCTGGTAAACCTGGTGTAAAAATATACTTTTCTATTAGTTGACGTGCCATTTCTTTTCCTTAGAATCCAAAAATAATTGAGTAGCCCAAATAATCTGATTTGATTGATTGGTCGATGTTGTTTAACGAAATAATACCTGTAAAGCTCATAACCCCTAAGTCGTAAATTGTAGAGGCTACGCTTGTAACTGTTCCTTCGTCTTCACTTACTGTAACTACTGCATCATTGACTGCACCCATATCGTATTGACTTGACGCAAATACTGCAGACGCAACGGTAGCAGTCGATGCGGCGTTAACCCATTGACTACCATTGTATGTTAAAACTTGTTGTATTGCTGGACTAGTGATATTAACATCACTAAGTGCTGATAATGCGCCAGTATTTTTTGTAATCCATTGTGTACCGGATCCTGTTGATACTAGTACTTGTCCATTATTACCAACGTTACCGGTTGTGTCACGGAATGGACCTTGTAGGTACACGCCGCCTAGAGTAGCGGTATTGGCCGTAAATACATTTGCTGAATATGAAGTACCATTGGCTAAGAACGATCCAACGGTGTTGTTAGAAGTTAGATAGTAGAGAGCACCATCAGTATAGTTGATGGATAATTCGCCGTACTGTAAGTTGGCAGTTGTCGGTGCTTTACCAGCAACCGAACTGCGCTTTAATAAAATTGGTTGCGCCATTCTCTACCTAATAAGGTTATACTATAATTTAGTAAAAACTAAATCCTACAGGAATAAAAATTCCTTTTTAAATCTTAGTAAGTACCACCATCAATGGTAGCACTTGTACTTAATGCATCTGTAATACCGTAACCACTTAGCGTAGTTGGCGTACCGGTTAAACTGCTAAATGCTGGAGTAATTAACTGTGTAGTAACACCAGTTACCAGGCCTTTGCCGTTAACTGTTAAATTTTGATTGTAAGTAGCATTACCAAATGTACCTACGTTTGTGTTTACTGTGTTTAGAGTTAAACTTAGTGCGTTGTATGCGCCAGTGACTGCAACATCGCCACCACTGTTGGCGTGTGAGCTTGATACAGTTAGTACACGGTTGTTGTTATCATAAAGTGCTGTGGCATATAAGGCAACGTTACTTGACCATGCTGTGTTTGCACTACTGTATGTTAATGCGGCATATGGTGTGATTAAACCGGCGCCATTTGCGGCAGCACTTGATCCAGCATTTGCGGCAGCAACATAGTATAAATCATTTGTTGT